GCCATGACTTCGCCCGCCACTACCCCGCTCACATACAACGGCTATGTCAATCAGATAGCCACAATGGCCGTCGTCAACACGACGGTGAGCAGCGGAGTTGTGGTCGGCGTCGATCCTGCCTTCAACGCCATCCTGCCCCAGATGCTCAACTATGCGGAATTGAGGATCCAAAGGGATCTCGACCTCCTTCCGCTTCAGACCAGCAACACGTCATATCAGACTGCTGCTGGCGTGAGCACCGTCTCCATATCGGTCAATGACTTCGTCACCTTGCAGACGGTCGGCGTCGTAAACGGAACCATCACGGCACCGCTTCTGCCCGCGACGAAGGAATACATCCAGAACGTCTGGAACGACAGCTCGTTCCAAGCCACGCCGACGACCTTTGCGGTTTATGGTGGCGATGCTTCGACCGCAGGCGACACGAGCCAGATTATCTATTTTGGCCCCACGCCAGACGCGGTCTATTCCCTCGTCCTTACCGGCACGATCCGCATGCCGACCCTTTACCAGTTCGCCACGACGGCGCAGGCGAACACGGGAACGACCTTCATCTCGGTCTACCTTCCAGACCTGCTGATCATGGCGTCAATGGTCTACATCTCTGCCTACCAGAGAAACTTTGGTCGCATGTCCGACGATCCGGCCATGGCCCAGAGCTACGAGGGCCAGTATCAGGTTCTTCTGCGTGGCGCGATGGGCGAGGAATACCGCAAGAAGTTCGAGGCGTCTGCTTGGACGTCCTATTCCACCTCAACGCCCGCAACGCCTAACCGGGGGCAATAATGCCTCACGCCTCCGTAAAGCTCACTCCGGGCGTAGACCAGAACGAGACCCCGGCGCTCAACAGCGCTGGCCTCTCCTACACGAACCTCGTTCGCTTCGTTCCAGATCGCAATGGCGTTGGCCTTGTTCAGAAGCTAGGCGGTTGGCTTACGTACTTCCCAAGCGCGTTTGGCTCGATTGTCCGCGCTCTTTGGGCTTGGGAAGATACCAATTCGAACGCATGGCTTGCCGCCGGGTGTCAATACAACGGGACCAACGTCAGCCTCCTAAATGTCATCAACAATGGCAACAGGCGGGATATCACCCCGAGGGCGATTGAGGACAACGTCACTCCGGTGTCCGTTTCGACGACATCTGGAAGCAATGTCGTTGAAATCAACGATCCGGGCTCCTCAATCACCAGCTATGATTCCGTCTTCATCAAGACGCAGATCTCGGTCGGAGGGCTGATTTTGTACGGCTTTTACCCGACGTTTACGGTCGGAACGGGCGTCTTCAATATTTTGGCCGTGAACGCTCTCGGCAACCCCGCCTATGCCACCTCCACTGTCACGAACGGCGGAGCTGTCCCGCTTTTCAACGTCACCAACTTGTCGGCGTCCGTCACCGTGACGCTGGCGAACCACGGGTACGTTGCCGGAAATACATTCCCCGTTCTTGTCTCGACAACCGTTGGCGGCATTACCTTCTACGGGAACTACACGGTCCAGAGCATCACCGATGCCAATAACTTCGTCATCACAGGCTCCACGTCGGCAACATCGACGACTACTGGGTACGAGAACGCTGGCGCTGCGCAATATGATTACTACATCGGCCTTGGCCCCATTCCCGCAGGAACTGGTTATGGCATTGGCGGATATGGTCTTGGCGGGTATGGATCCGGTTCTGCTATAACCCTAACGACCGGAACGCCAATAACCGCGACAGATTGGACGCTGGACAATTGGGGGCAGATCCTGATCGCCTGCCCTGTTGGCGGGGCTATTTACTACTGGGATCCCACATCAGGAAACCCGACAGCGGTCGTCGATACCGCTGGCCCAAATGTCAACGACGGCGTATTCGTCGCGATGCCTGAGCGGCAGATTGTCGCATGGGGATCGACCCTGAATGGCATTCAGGATCCGCTTCTGGTTCGCTGGTGCGATATCAACGATTTCACGAGCACAACGAGCTGGATCAATCTCTCCACGAATCAGGCTGGCTCATACCGTATCCCCAAAGGCTCTAAAATCGTCGGAGCCATTCAAGGTCCGCAGCAGGGCCTGATCTGGACCGATCTGGCCGTCTGGTCGATGCAGTACATCAATCAGCCCTATATCTACGCCTTCAACGAAATCGGCACGGGCTGCGGCCTCAAGGCCCGCAAGGCGGCCACATCGCTGAATGGCGTTGTCTATTGGATGGGCCAGAGCCAATTCTTCATGTATTCAGGCAGTGGCGTTCAGCCCATCCCCTGCCCTGTCTGGGACGTCGTCTTCCAAGACCTCGACCAGACGAACCTCGACAAGATCCGCGTCGCCGTCAATTCTCGCTTTGGTGAGATCTCGTGGTTTTACCCGACCATCAGCGACGGTGGTGAAGTTAATGCCTACGTGAAATACAATGTCTTCCTTCAGCAGTGGGACTTCGGCTCGCTATCCCGCACTGCTTGGATCAATGAGAGCGTCTTGGGCCCGCCAATCGGTGCCTCATCTGACCAATACATCTATCAGCACGAAACATCCCCCAACGCCGCCTACAATGGCGTCAACAACCAACCCCTGCTCTCCAGTTTCCAGACAGGGTACTTCGCCCTCTCTGACGCAGATCAAAAGAACTTCATCGACCAAGTCTGGCCGGATATGAAGTGGGGCTATTACAACGGCGAGAGCAACGGCGGGGCTGTGTATCAAGGGCCAACCGCAACGGTCAACTTGACGTTCTATGCCACCGATTATGCTGGGGACACCCCGCAGGCGTTTGGCCCCTACACCCTGACGCAGGGAACCGAATTTATCAGCCCAAGGTTTCGCGGCAGGCTGGTCTCGATCCAAGTGAATAGCAGCGACATCGGAAGCTGGTGGCGGATTGGAAACATTCGCTACCGCTACCAAGCGGATGGGAAATTCTGATGGCCAGCTTAGATGACGTCCTTACTATCTCGAAGAACATCGTCACTGCGATCAACAATGCCTCGCAGACCTACCTGAACGTCAATGGCGTTAGGTCTTCCGTCGCCGTCACGACCGAAACCTTGATCGTGCAGGGATCGGCAAGAGTTGTCCGCGTTATCGTCACCGTTGCCGGATCGACATCTGGAACGCTATACGATGCCTCCTCAATAGCGGGAGCGACAACGACAAGCATCAATGCTATAATCCCCACCGCAGTCGGGGTGTACGAGTTCAATATCCCTGTAATCAATGGGATCGTTGTAAAGCCGGGCACGGGAATGACGCTCACCGTTGTCTATTCGTGAGGGTGACATGCCGCTGACCAAGGGTTCCTCTCAGAAGACGATTTCGCACAACATTGAGGAAATGATCCGCTCCGGACATCCTCAAAAGCAGGCCATTGCGGCGGCGCTCAATACCGCTCGTTCGGCCAAGGCCTTCGGTGGTGAGCAGACCAAGACGACGACGCAAGGCCCGCCCATGCACCTCTTTAGCGGCCCGATCCACAGTCCGGTGGCCGGGCGCACTGATCATCTTCCGATGCACGTCCACAGCGGCTCTTACGTGATCCCCGCAGACATCATCTCCGCCATGGGCGAGGGGAACACGATGGCTGGCTTTAAGTCAGCCCGCCGCATCTTCGGAGGCATGCCCTATGGGCAGAAGAAAGCGCCTTATGGGCAGGGTGAGATGCCTTATGGCCAGAGCGGTGGTCCCTATGGACAAGGCGCTGGCCCCTACGGCTCGCAGCCCGTAGGCCATGCGGATGGCGGGAAAACAAATGCAGTTCCCGTTGTGGTGGCTGGCGGTGAATATGTTATTCACCCCAACGATGTTATGAAGATCGGCGGCGGGGATCTCGACGCCGGTCACAAGATACTAGACGCATTTGTGAAGAAAATGCGAGCAAAGACGATCAAGACACTGCAAAAACTACCGGGTCCAAAGAAAGATTGAGGGGTCTTTTATGTCAGACGAGCTTAAAATTCGCATTGGAACACAGAACGACCTAGATGAATTGATGGCGCTATCTTTGGCAGCATGTGAAGAAAATGGGTTTGTAAACCCAAACCCCAAGAAAATCTTGGGCGAACTTTGGCCTGCTCTCAATCTTGAGCACGGTCTTGTTGGCGTTATTGGAAAAGAAGGCGGAATGATTGAAGGGGGCATCCTTCTCAGGGTCGGCACGATGTGGTATTCAGACAATAAGGTTTTGGAAGAAAGAGCAATCTTCATCCATCCAGAATATCGCAGCGCCAAAGGTGGACGAGCCCGCAAGCTCTGTGAGTTCTCGAAGCAGGTGGCAGATTCACTGGGGATCCCTCTGATCATCGGTGTTCTGTCAAATACCCGCACTGAGGCCAAGATCAGGCTTTATGAGCGGCAATTTGGAAGGCCAAATGGTGCGTTCTTCTTGTACGGCGCAACAACTGGTGGCCACGCGATAGCGGAGCAGTAATATGGGCGGCGGAGGAAAATCTTCCACTTCTACCTCGACGGTCACGATCCCGCCCGAGGTTCTTGCGCGATATAACTCCGTCAACGCGACCGCGCAGAACGTGGCACAGACGCCGTTCCAGCCGTATTCTTCAAACCCAAGCGACTTTGTTGCCCCCGTCAATTCGACGCAGCAACAGGGTATCAATCAAATTGCCGGAAGCGCAAATGCGGCGCAGCCCTTCTTCGGTGCCGCCGCTGGCCTGACTGCCGCCGGTGCTGGCCCTGCCAATCTTGGTGGCCTCAACACCAATCAGTATATGTCGCCCTTTATGGGGGACGTGTATGGGCAGGCGCTCGCGGGACAGCAGCTCCAGAACCAGCAGCAGCAATCGAACTTGGCCGGGCAGGCCGTCACCGCCGGTGCCTTTGGCGGAGACCGCGCGAATACGGCTCAGGCAAATCTTGCCTACCAGCAGAACCTCGCCAACAATCAGACCAACGCGAACCTTCTGAACACCGGCTATCAGAACGCTCAGAACGTCGCCACACAGCAGCAGGGCGCGCAGCTCTCCGCTCAGCAGGCTAATCTCGCCAGACTTACTGGAGCAGGTAGCCAGCTTGCAGGTATCGGAACTGCCGCTCAGACCGCTGCCCAGCAAGGCGGGCAGAATACGCTGGCCGCGGGCACTGTGCCGCAGCAGACGCAGCAGGCTGGCCTTACCGCCCTCTACAATCAGTTCTTGCAGCAGCAGGCCTATCCATTCCAGACGACCCAGTTCCTCGCCAACATTGCCGAGGGAACAGGCGCTCTGTCTGGCTCGACCACTTCGCAGACGCAGCCCTCTTCGTTCTTTTCTGACCGTCGTCTCAAGCACGACATCAAGAAGATTGGCAAGACGGACGACGGTCTTCCGATTTACAAGTTCAAGTACAAGGGCGATCCGTCTGAGCAGACCCATGTCGGCTTCATGGCTCAGGACGTCGAGAAGGTCCACCCCGAGGCGGTTGGCGAATCACACGGATACAAGACCGTCGATTACGACAAAGCCACGCGCCACGCTCGATATGCTGGCGGGCTGATCCCGCATCACATGGGCGGCGAAGTCAATGAAAGCCATATGGGCGAGGAATACGCCCGTGGCGGCTACGCGCTGAGCGGCGCTGTTGTTGACCCGACCGATATGGCTGCCATCTTGGCTGCGCAGCAGCACATGTACGCCCCATTCTCTGAAAGCGGAATGGGGATTACCGGCACTCCGGGCGCTGGCAAGGGCGTTGTTCCTGCCGCCAACTTGCCGGTCCCGAAGCTCGTTACGGCCAACCCGCACTTCACTCAGCAGCCCACCGGGATGCAACAGATGCAGGGTGCCGAGAACGCTGGCAACATGGTCAGTGGCCTCTATTACGGCGGCAAGAAGGGCCTTCTTGGCGCTCCTGCAAGCACTTACACGCAGGACGGCAAGACCTATCAGCAGGCGGCTTCGACCGGCCTGATGGGCGCGGGCGGAAACTACGACCCCAACAAGGGCTGGCTTGGCCCGAGCGACACGCCTGCCGCCGCCTCACCGGCACCGGCACCGGCCACCACGAACGTTGATACTACACCGCGGCCAGAATATCGCGGCGGTCTCGTCCGCGAGCATCACGCCGACGGGAACGCGGCTGGCGACGATACCCCCTATGATAGCTCGACCGCTGGCGGATACATGAGCGGCCTTGGCCTTGCTGGAGCGTCTCTGTCCCCGCAGCAGCTCAAGTCCGAACAGACCGACATGGCCGCCGGTAAGATGCCCGGTCAGCCCCCGAGCGGTGCAATGCAGGGTCTGCAAGCAGCCAGCACTCTTTACAATGGCGCGAAGCTGGCCGGTAAGGGCTACGACGCCGCCACAAGCGCCATCGGTAAGCTTGGCGCTTCTCCTGCCGCCTATAGCGAGCCTATCGGGCCGGGCATGGCGAACATGCCGGGCGGCCTCCTTCCTGCGGGTGGT